TAGTACCCCACCAACCGTTACAAATCATATCGTTCACTTCTAAAGCAGCAGGGTTTGTATTGTTTGGATGCTTTTTTAAAGTAAATTTGTTATTAGAAATTTCTATATGGGAAAAATTACTAGCAACGTATAATATTATTTTATCTACACTCCAAGTTTTAAAAACTGAAGTTGTTAAACTATCATCTATAAGCCTAGTACGTTCTAATAATTCATTTATAGCAGCTTTTAAACTAGTTTTATTAGTAGTATTTAACGTACTTAAATCTAAACTTTCTGAAGCAGCAGTAGACCAAATAGTTTGCCCAAACACAGCTTCTACTAACGCAATATAATTGGCGTTAATTTTACCACCACCTACAAAACCACTATCTCCAGATCCTTGGGTTCCATTCCCTAAAATTATTTTATCCATCTATTATGTATTATCACTAAAAAACCAATTAATCTGATCAAAAAAATGTAGTGTAGAATCAAAAGTAAAACCTAATTCAGAAGGCTCAACTGTAGTATCTTGCACCGCCTCATCTACTCTAAAACCAATTTTATGTATAGTATTTTCCATTCTTATATTTTAAAAAAACCAGCCTATCTCATTACTTTCTATCACCGGACTATAACCAACAGCAACCACTGTTAATTTATACGAACCAGGACCACTTACCGTAAAAGTTTGCGCTGCCAATAAATTAGTAATTACAATTACACTTGGAGACCCTGTATTTTCATACGTTATAGGATCTATCTCTTGCACCACTTGCTGAACTACTCCGGTAGGTGTAAAGTTTATAAAATCTACCGTGTAAGCTCCTTGCGTTTCTGTTATTAAATCTGTATCATGTTTCATTATGCTTATAGAAGCAGAAGAAGGAGAAGAAACCACACCAACTTCTACGTATTCAAAATTACTTACCGTAAGACCCTGCTCTGCATAAACCTTATACCAACCCTGGTTCACACCTAATGGCACAGAAAACTCCAACGAAGAAAGCCCCTCATAATCTAAAATAACAGCAGACCTAACTAAACCTGTTGGCACACCACCATTTCCCGGACTGTCTGTTAATTGAAAAGCCCTTAAAGTTGCATTTACTGGATTTATTCCATTAACACTATATCTTGTATTTAAATACCAGGAAGCATTAAATAGACCTGGAGAAATAACCTTACTGTCTATTACAATACCAGCAGCTATTGGAACTACAGGATCTATATTTAAAATATCTGTTGTATCTAAATAATTTATAAAACCTTGTTGTAATTGTATTGCAGTAACAGAGCTTCTATTTTTATCTAAGCTCATTTCTATCTTAGTAGGTATTTTATCTAAACTAACCCCATAGTTATATCTAATAATATCTAAAGGACCAACCAACAAAGCATAATCTCCATTAAAAACGTAAGACATATTTTTTTGTATATCTAAATACATTCTAGCTAAAGCTAAATCATAAGAAACAGACTCATCTACACCATATCTTCGCCATTTGTTTAACCAATTATTTGCATAGTTTAATGTATAAACTAAATGCAATTCATCTACCTCTTGAAAATACGCTAAAGGCTGCTCCGGCACATAATCTACTTGGCGCAATATTTTACCACCTGCAGCAACATTTTCCTCTATAACATACAAAGATTCTGGTACTAATGTTATAGTGCCATCTGGCTTTTTCATATAAACATTATATCCATTCCTTATTTTATAATAATCTACATCATACAAGCCAAGTGTAATTATATAATAGTTAATAAAACCATTAACATATACCGCCTCTTTACTGTAAAATCTAGTAGCAGTTAAAGCAGCCACTGAAGGCACAGTACCACTATCTAACGCACTAGTTAAACTATCTGAAAAAACAAACCTTTGCGGGCTTCTATTAGATTCATCACCGTTATGAAAAATATCTACTTCCTGCTTTGTTGTAAAATCAACACCACGCTCTACAGTAGTAGTAACAGTAGCATCTTCAGACATAGTAAATTCTAATTTATCGTAAACCTTTTCATCGGTTAGCAACGCGTTAGATACTGTAGGGTATATAATAAGATTATAATAACCATCCTGAACAAGCAATATTTTTGGAATGTCTAATTTTCCAGTTATAACAGACACTTTACCAATTCCTAAAATATCTCTGGAGCCAATAGATACATCAAAAGAAAAAGCATCATCTGGCACACCACCAGTAACAAAATTACTTAACACAAGTTCTGAATCAGACAAAGCATCTTCTTTATAATTTGATCTAATTATTTTAAAGAAATGATTATTAAATTCATTATTATCATAAGCAGCTTCCAATTCTTCTGAAGTTGCTTCTTCTTTTGCGATTATAAAAAACTCTATCTTTAAAGAAGCAGTTTTATTTAAGTTAGCAGAACCATTTACATAAAAAGGCGTACTTAGTTTTGCGTAATTTGTATCTAAAGCACTAACACTTGTTATTGAATCTGAAAACGATAAAAAAGGACCATTAAACTTTTCTTCTTTCTCTTTAAAATACTTTATAATACCAAAATATTTAGCATCTCTTACAAGCTCATCTTCATTAATAATAACCCTAAATTGAAGCCCTTTTAACCAAACCGCTAAAGAAATATTTGTATTAGTAACTATATCCCAATACCTAACAGTTCTATCATTTGTATTAGTTTCAAAATCTACAGGATAATGCGTAACAACATCTTCCGGAAAAATAAATTCACTACTATTATGAGACCAAGTAACAACAGCTTCTTTTAATTTTGGTAAAGCCGTTATGTTTGGCGTTGCAAAATATGGCTGCTCTAAAATATCTCTAGTAATAGTATAAGAAACCCCAGGCTGTATAACACCCTCATCTGTGTTTACAGGGTATTTTGTTGCTGCTATTGTAAGTTCAGAAAATCTATTTAAACCAATTAAATACCAGTCTCCTTTATAAGTAAACAACTTACACCCTAAACTATCTATTATGTAATTTATAATATCATAAACAGAAGTATTTTCATCATCTGCATACGCTATAGTCTGCACACATAAATCTTGATAATCTAACGTAAAACCAGCATTTTGCAAAGCCTCTGCATAAATTATAGACTGAGATAAGCCTGTTAAAGCCAAACAACTATGCAACACATCTATACTGCTTTTTTTATCTTTATAAAAAGAAGCACTTAACTCTTTACCTTTTAACAACCCAATACCATCTGTAGCAACAAACTCTACAAAAAAATCTTTATTTTTTAAAGGCTCATTAAAAAGCTCTGGCAACAAATAACCCTCCCAAACCATTGAAGAAACGTTATTATTTAAAGTCTCTAAGTTTACTCTATATCTAGTTTCTGATCCTGTAAATAAATGCAAAAAATGCGCAGCATTATTGGTAGTAACTAAAATATTAAAAGATAATTCTGAAGTAAATAAATTACCAAATTTATCTTCTTGGCCATTGTACAATAATCTAGGAGACTGTATTTGTGTACGCTCTAAAATTAAAGGCCTATCATTCTCAAAAGTATCTATAATGCTTATATTGAAATATTCTGATACCATTAAGACGTTTTAGTTTTACGAACACTATACTTATCTAACCCTACCTTTAACTTTCCAAAATCTGCCGTAAGCTCACCCTCCAACACAACATTTAACATAGAAGAAGCAGGAGATATTAAATTACCTAAATTACCCTGCTGGCGCTGGTTTAAAATCATTTCTCCAGAATTTACCCTAGCAAATAACTTGTCTCCAGAAAAAGAAGAACCACCAACCATACCACCATCTGCAAAGGCACCAGCATAGTTACCACCGCCAGAAGTAATATTTCCAGCATTACTAATTAATGTACCTATAGCAACCAAAGCAATACCAGCAGCTATTGCAGTAAAAGGATTTTTAAACGCTGCTTTTATAGCCAACATACCAACCCCTATTTTTATAGCCGCTTCACCTAACTGTATAGCCAAACCACCTATTGTTTTCATAAGACCACCAGCAACATCTCCCATAGTCAAAGAACCATCCATTAAACCAGCAATCATTACACCAAAACCAGCCAAAACATTTGCAGAAGTTTCTGTGAGTATTCCAGAAACTTCTGAAGAGAAATCTACAAACCTATCTTGAACACCAGTTAAAGCACCATCTAACACTTCTGCATTTTCTAAAACACCATCTGCTAAAGGCTGTATTCCTACAGCAAAAGAACTTGTATCTAATGCAGTAGCTTGCGGCCTAGTTGCTGCACCACTAGGACCCCCAGACGGTATGAAAGAATCACCAGCACCAGATGACGTTACTTCTACTTCTAAAACTGTTTTGTATTTTTTATTTGCTACATTTTGTATAGCAGTTTTCATATTTGCAGAAACATCTGTAATAGCATCTCCAAAATTATTCTTAAAACCACCTATTACTTTAGCAAGATTTTCTTTAGTAGCTACACCAAAATCTTTTACCCCTTTAATAATAGCCTTTGGATCTAAAGACAAAGCACCTTTAAGAACAGCGCCCATTGCCTTAAACTGATTTACAATCTGCCTTACAACTCCAGTAATAATTGTATAAATACCTTTAAACACAAATTTAACAACCGTAAACATTGTTTTAAACTGAAGAGCAACGTACTCTATAGCTATTCTAAAAGCAACAGACTCATTATATAAATCTACAAAGTAATTAGCAAGCGCCACCAACTCTGCCTTAATTGGCTCCCAATTTTTATAAATAATAACACCTACAGCCGTTAAACCAGCAATAATTAAACCTATAGGCCCAGTTAATAAAGTAAAGCCTGTAACTAAGGCTGGCAAAATTGTACCAGCTAATAACAACAAAGGCCCAACTGCCGCAGCAACACCAGCAAGTATTACAATAAATTTCTTTGTTTCTGGAGACAAGGCTTTAAAAGAACTAACTAAGCTTTTTATTTTTGCCACAAAAGGAAGTATAGCTTCAGCAATAATAGCTCCAAAATCTTCCATTAAGTCTCCTAAAGAGTTTTGTAACTGCTTTAGACCTCCCAAGCCAGCCTTAGAAGCTGCTTCACCAGCACCACCATACTGTCTAGCCAATTCGTCTAAAATAATAGTTTGCGCATCTGCTAATCTATTAGAATCTGCCAGACTTTTTATAACCGCTTTTTGTTCTTTAGAAAACTGTATACCAGATCTACTTAATGCAGATAAATTAGCTACCGGATCATTTAATGCTTTTCCTAATTGTATAGAAGCAGATTTTAAATCACCACCCAGCCTAGTACTTAAATCTATTGCTGCCTGTTGCGTTCTAGCAAACTGATCTCCAGCAATATTTGTAAAAGTTAATAATTGAGCAGTAGCATCTTGCAAAATCTCTTCATCACCAAATAAAGAAGTATTTTGCAAATCTGAAGCCATCTTCTGCAATTGCTCACTAGTAAAACCAACAGCATTTCCAGTAGACAACAACCCGGCATTTACTTGCGCTATAGCTTTTTCTTGCTTATCCCAACTTTTTAATGAAACAGCCCCAAAAGCTAATATTGGTGCAGTAAGCCCTACAGATAAGTTTCTACCAACTTTCTGCATGTTTTTACCCATCTTGCTAATTTTTCTATTAGCATTTTGCATATTGGTAGAAAACCCAGTAAGATCTGCAAGAAATTTAATATTTATAGAAGCTAATCCTGCCATTATTGTTGTTTCTTTTTATCTACTGTTTCCCAAAAGGCTTTTGTTTCTTCTGGAGTTTTTAGTGTTAATTCTTGGCCCTTTACTTCTTTTTCTTCCCAAGGAAAAGCAAGAATATCTTCTATCTTTATTTTGTCTGCTCCTTGCATAGCAACTACCGAATAATACATCTGCATTCTTGCACGTTGCCAGTGTTGCTTTTCTTTTTCTTCTTCTTTTCTTCGGTAGCCTTTTAAAACATTATCAAACTGCCGAGGCGTAAGGCTATAAAAATAATCTATAGTTAAACCAACTTCTCCAGCAGCAATAGCCTCGTAATCATCCCATGTTAGATCGGGTTCTTTATCTCCCGATCTTGCTACTTTCCCCGGCCTCTAGGCGTTGGTTGCGGGCTATCTTGCGGCATAGACTTTACAAACTCCTCTAATATTTTAGACATTAAAGCAGCATCTTTCCAAAGTACGTCTACAACATCATCTGAAGTAATAGCATCAGAATCTGAAAGCGTAGAAATACCAGCCAAAACTAAGTTTCCTATAAAGCCTAATTGCTCAAATGAAGGATTAGACATTTTATCTAATTTAAAACGCTTTACCAAAGCATTAAAACCAGTTACCTTAGTTTCTCCGTAATGCTCACACACTTGTCTATAAGCGCCATAACCAAACTTTACTACATATTTTTTTGAGTTAATAGTAATATTCATAATCTTATGCGTTTACAGCTACGGTTAATACACCAATACCTTTTAAAGCAAAATCATACTTTACTTTATCTTCATTTGCAGAAGTTAAATTGTAGTTTTCTATATACGCGTTACCAGAGTAAGCCATATTACCAGTAATACCATCTGTAAGCTCTATAGCTATCAATGTTTTTGCCTGATAACTACTAACAATAGACTGTAAATCTACCTGTGCATCTCCTCCAGAATTTGCAGCAAGCGCATTACCAGACAAAGACCAAGTACCTTCTTTTGGATGAAAATCTTTCCCTACAATGTCTTTTGATGCTAATTCTTCAAAATCTCTAGACTCATTTAATGAGGCTTCTACCTCGTGCATTATGGTTTTGGTACCTATCTTGATACGCATAGAACCAGAATAATCTAAACTCATATTATTATTTATTTATGTTAAAAATTTGTTTTGTTACAACACTCATTTCATTATCAGATGATAGAGAGGTAGCATCTAGATAACTATAATTATTTACAGAGGCTCCTAAGGCATTAGCTACTTCATCTGCTATAGCAATGCTTTTACTATACGTATCTGACCAACTATATATAAAAACCTGATAAGATGCGGTACCATCTTTTGTAATTCTACCATTGTATTTAATAGCATAATTAACAAAGCTATCTCCGTCTTCTTGCTCAGAAATTAACGCAGAAACACCACCTGCATCTAACAAAGCTATTAACCCAGGAAACGCATTTAAATCTGCTACTATTTGTTCTGAAAAAACTCTAAGCATTGCTTAATCTGTTTATTTGTTTTTGAATATATCTCGCCATCCTTACTTCTGCATCTTTAGTAACACCACCTTTTGTTTGATCGTAAGCCTTGTCTATAAATGGGTTAGAATCTTGGTTTTTTGTTCCTCTAAGAACAAATTGCCTTGCATGAAAACCATCAGTTTTTTTAGTACTTCTAGGACTTACATATAAAATAGCATTTTTAGACCTACGCATGTTTTTCTTACCAATAGACTTTCTAGCAACACCCGCCACATAAGCGCCATAAGAACGCTTACCAACTTGTCTTTTAGTACGCGCGTAACTCTTACCATTTACAGTTACAAAACCAGAACCAACTGGCGCCAAAGCTTTTGCAGCTTTTACTGTTGGGTTAGCAACCTGACCAAGTATTTTAAGCACTTCGCGTTTTTTAACCTTGTCATTAGACAAAGATTTTATTTTACGCTGTAGTTCTTGAAAACCTTTTATTTCTACTAGCTGCTTACTCATTTTTAGAGGCGTTTATTCTTAAAAATTTACGATGTTCTATTTCTATAGCATTCTCTATATTATAAAGAATGTCTTCATCGTCTTTTACAGACATTCCAATAGCCTTACCCTTAACTAACCGGGCATCGTACTTTACTATAAAGGCAGCATCAAAAAGCGCTCTAATCTTACCATCATCTTCATCTTCTGAGGCAGATACTTCTAATTGATGAGCCCAACACGTTTTTAAAACAGACGTAACAGTAACAGGGCTACCAAGAGAATCTTTTGTAGAAGACTCTTTTAGTATCTGTATTTTGTTTTTAAAATCGCCTAGCCTTACGTTCACGTTAATATTTTATTAAAGTCTGCAACAATCTTTCTGAAGCAGTGGTTTTGTTTTTTACATAATCAGCCCTTAACTGATCCATAGCAACTGCCTTTAACAACACAGCTTGCTTTATTTTTTTATACGCTTTTTGCATTCCTACAGTAATACTTACTTGCACAGCATCTGGCGTAAATTCTCTTACTTCTGGCAACGTACTATTCTCTAAAAACTCTATTTTGTTTTCTACACTATCTACTCTAGATAGCGTGTAGTTTTCTGTACCTAAAACAGTTAAATCTCCAGCAGTATAACCAACAGGCTTGTATGCTATTTCATCTATAGAAATTACAGTATGCAAAGAACTTGCAGTAGCCTCTAAAAAAGATTTGCCACTTATTCTGTATTTACGCGTTACAATAGCTCTATTTATATAAGACTCACACTCTTCTACAGCTGCATCTATATACCCTTGAAACAAAGTATCTTCTGGATGCTCTTCCGTTGGATCTACCTCTTTTAATTGCTGCTTAAATTCTTGTAGCGTTACAATTTCGTCTGGTACGTGATCTAGTTCTATATAAAAAGCCATGGTAGATTATTTTACAAATTCAGCATCTTTGTTTTCTACCATTTCCGCTGCCTGGTTTGCATCATGAAAAACTATTTCACCAACATTGTAAGACAACCGATACTGCCCAGCTACTGGATTTAAAATTTTTATTTTTACTTTTGCTGGTGCAAAACTTTCTAAAGATTTTAATAAGTTTGAAAAAATTGTAACGTCTCTATTTGTTTCCGTAAACGAAACACCATATTCATTTGCTAAAGCTTCTAATTCAATTCTTGTAAAATCTTCTGCTTTTTTATTTTTTAATATTTCTGACAACATGATAATTATATTTTTTACTATTAAACTATTTTTTTTTAAAAAGGGCCTGCCCCCTAAAACAGACCCCTAACTACTAACTCAAATCAAAAAAACTATGAAAACTAAACTGTGAAATTTTTTCTAATTGCAAATGCTTTTTCATTTGCTACAGCAACATCATTGTAAACATTAAAAATTAATCTTGTTTTACCTTTTGTTGCTTGTGTTAATGTATCTACTATAAAAGAAACACCAGACCAGAAACCAACGGTTGCTTGTCCAAAATCTCCATAAATTAACGGATGACTTGCACCAGAATCTAAAGTTGGTACCAAAGTACTTGCAATGTGGTTTCTTCCATTAAGGTTACCGCCTTCAGATAAGAAAATACCAGATCCAGCATCTTTTTTAGTGGTTTTAAGTTTTCCCATTAATGAAGGATCAGATAAGTAGTATAAATTTGCCTCTGTTGCATTTGCAGACTTAATTAAAGTTTCTAAACCAACAACATCGTCCCATGTAGGATCTGCAGCACCACCAGTTTGTACGTTTGTTGTAATACTTGTGTATAAGCCTGTTGGCGCAACACCTCCTGGGCCATTTATAAATGCAGTGGTAATAGCATTTTGAATACCGTTAGCAATTAACATTTTTACATGCGCTTCGGCTGCTGGCGTTGTTTGTATTAACCACTGGTTAGAAATATCTACAACTCCAGAAAGTCTTCTAGGTTTTAGATCTACACCATCTACAACTACATCTGTTGGCGAAACTTCTGCATTTTCTGCAACGTAACTAAACGTAAACTCATCTCCAGACAACAGTTTTAAATTACCAGTTAAACCAGTCATAACTGTTGCACCCATTTCTTCAATTTTTAAAGAAGGTAACAACGGCATAACAGCAGAAGGCACAGTAGCAACAAACTTACCACCTTTTGTACCAGAATCTCCTGTTACTGTTTGAGCTCTTTGATTCATTAACATTTCTGAAGGAATTGCAACAGAAATACCTTCATGCATCCCTAATCCTCTAGATTGAAGCTCACTTAAACCAGCTTCTAAAGCTTCTTTTTCTGCTCCTGTTTGCTCTTTGTTTTTTCTAGCGTTGTTTATTGCTCTAATAAAAGAGAAACGCTCTTGTTTTTTTGGTTCTGTTGCCGGAACTGCTCCAATAATTTTACCATTTTCTGCTGCTGCAGATCTTTCATTAGCTTCAAACTTTAAAGCTCTAGAAATATCTGTATCTAGACCTTCTATTTGAGACTGTAAACCATCAAACTTTACGTTTTCATCTGAAGATAAACTTCTGTTTTCTTCGGATTTTGCCAAATTAACCAATGTTTTTTGTGCTGTGATTAAAGAAGCACGTTCTTGTTGTAATTCTACTGAATTTTTCATTTTATTATTTATTACTATTTATTATTACTTGCGCTTCTTGCACACTTCTACTCTTTTCTGCGTTTGCTTTTATTTCTTTGGCCACAACTGCCAAATCTTTAGCTAAAGATGTTCTCATTTCTGCTAAAGTTTCTGAATTTCTTTTGTGCGCATCTGGGTTAGAACCTACAGAAACTATAGACCACTCCATTAATCGTTGCTTTGTGAAATACAACACATCCGGATCTTCTCCATTTTCTTCTACACCTAATCTAGCTTTTTGCACATTGGCCCCAACTGAGGCCATGCGCAACGTACCAGACTGTACTTTTTGAAAAATCTTTTCAGCTCTTGGATTAATTTCCGCAGGCTCAAAAGTTACGGTTCCGATAAGATATTTTCCATCTATTCTTAGTGTAGATGTACCTATAACATTATCTGGATCATCAGAATTTGCTCTATGCTGATAACATACAATTGGGTTTCTATTATACCCAGAAAGATCCCAACCATCCATCTTAAAAACAGTTCTATAACTGTCTACAGCTTCAGAAGAAATAACAAATTCTACTTGTCTTTTTTCTAGCATATCTGATGTTGTATCTCTTACAAAAGCATCTCTAGTTACTATTCTTGTATTACTCATCTGTTAATTTTTTAATATTGGCATCTATCTGCTCTTTTGTATGCATGTTTACCGCTGTTAACGGCTCACTTAAACCAGCTATATTGTTTAAATCAAATAAAGCCCTTACTTCATTTCTGGTATAAACGCCAGCATATATCATAGTAGACAAAAAAGATGCTTGTGTTTTTTTATCTGCTTCTAAAAGTGAAGATGTATTGTGCTTTATCTGAAATCCTTTCGCTTTTTCTGCATTTGAGAAAAGCTTATAGTCTTGTTCTTGTCTAAATTTCATAGACCAGGGAAGCATAGAATTAGATACATGATCTATATTCTGAGATTCCATATTAGAATAGTTAGAGTTTTCTGTATCTTTTAGCTTATGCGTAGGTATATTTAACCACCTAGCCACTTCTTGCACCGCCAGTTTGTTTGTTTCTAAAAACATGCTTTCTTGCGGAGTAAGTTTTATGTGCTGAAAAGAACCAGCCCCATCTATAACAGAGACCTTAAAGTTTTCTGAAGAATTTAAACGGCTTTGTATTGCATCGCCATATCTTTTTTTAGCATCTGAATCTATTTCTTTAGAAGAAGTTACCACAGCCATACCAATGCCTCTAGAGGCATAATACTCTTCTGCAAACTCTTGGCTACTTAACGCTACACCTAAAGATTTTGCTGCATAGGTTACAACACCAACGCCTGTAATACCATTTTCTGAAAAACCAATAACATGCTCTATATCTTTACCTTCTAAAACCTTACCATCAAATTCATAATAAAGTTTACCCTGCCATTTTTTTACAATTACTGGCGTATCTGTTTCGTTTATGTATTCTCTAGAGACAACAACACCACTGGCATTTCTTTTAATCTCTGAATACGCATTTCCTTTTAAGATAGCGCACTGCATCATAATGCTATCATAATTGAAAGCAGACATAAAAGCATTGGGTCTTTTTGCAACTAGTTTATTTACCGGGTGTGAAGTTTCTTTTTTTCTATCTTCTCCGTCTTTTTTAATGACGTATTTAGGTAGTTTTGCGTAATCATTACACAAAATAGTAATACCATTGTAAAAAGCAGAAAGTGTTTTTGCTGAAGCGCTAGAAACTGGCGTTCCTTGTTTGGTAGTTGCACCACCTAACCAGCTAAAGTTACTATAATTTGATAAAATACCATCTGCAGAACCAGACAAAGTACTTCTCTTAATTGCTCCTTTTAACATTTAACACCGTTTTATTAGGTGCTAAATTCTACATTAAAGGAGGTTTATTTGTACACTATTAGTGACTAAGTTTGTTTTTATATCTCCGGATAACACAACCCTAAAAGTTGTGTTATCCGGAGATATAGCCCTGTTATGCGTTATATCGGTTTGCATATAAGTAGATAAATTGCATTAAAACGCATTTTATCTTAGTGTTGTAAGTAATTAAAGTTTTAGTAATTCTTTTCGCACATCTTGGAAGTAATTAAACAACTCCAAACTTTTTTCTGTATTTATTTCAATCATTAAATCTTTCTGCATATCTACAAAAAGCGTAGCACTTTCTATTGCTTGGTCATAATATAAATGCTCTTTCACTTTTTCTTGCAATTCACGTACTATAAATTCCGCTTTTTCTTTTGGTGTTAATTCCATAATTCTGTTTTTATTTATTATTTAACTACTCACAACAACGTATAAAGTGCATTAAAACGCGCCTTATACAATGCGTTAGCGTTCATTATGCCTAACCACTGCTTTTAAGTGGTCTAATACATCTATGCTTAATTGGTTATTATGTGCTTCTAAATAAATTCTGTTTCTGTTTGCTCTGTTTAATCTATCTTCGTACACATTTATTAGCTGGTCTACCGTATCCAATAACGAAACGCTAACAATGGGTATAGATAATAAATTAACTACACTTTTCAATTCCTCTATTTCTTTATTGCAAATTTCTTTTCTCAAATGGTCTTGTTTGTTTGCAAGTTCTCTTTGAGCTATTTCTCTATTTATTATTTCTAATGCTAATTTCATAATTTAGTTTTACTTAATCGTTAATTTACTATCCATACCCGTAGCCCGTTACCCACAATTTAAAAAGCCGCCACTGTTACGGCTGTACGGCAACTCCTTAAAAAAGTGTTTTATCACTTCAATAGTCCATCCATCGCCTATAATATTCATTGCTTGATTTTCTGTTAAGCAATTTGTGTAACCATCAGGGAAACCCTGTAATCTTTCAAAATGCAATTTATTAAGTAAAAACACATTTTTATCATCATCAATAACTTTAACTTTTTTATTACTTGCGGTTAAGGTTGGTGCTTTACCGTTTAATTTATAAACCCTATTACTCATATCAAAAACATTGTCTTTTTTTATAAATTCAGTAATCGGTTTATCAAATTTTGTTTCTGAAATATTTAGTAATTTTTTTAATTCAAACCAAACATTAGGTTCTGGAATCGAAAAACATTTATCTTGCCTAAACCAATGATCAACGGTTGTTTTTTTTTCATTCAAGCAATTAGCAATTTCTCTTATAGTTTTGTCTTTGCTTGTTTTTAGTAATAATTTAAGGCTATCAATATCTACATCATATTTCCTAACTTTAACTTTTTCTACTATTTTAATTCTATCTATACCATCTTTTAAAGGCTCTTTAGTTTCAATTTCAACTACATCTTTTAAATACACTCCTTTGTCAATTATATTTTCATCAAAAGGTATGTTAGTCCAGTACAGTCTTGGTCTGTTTTGTGCAGTAAACAATTTACTATTTATTGCAATAGGTTCAACTCCTAAAGCATCAGTAATAACTTGCTCCCATTCCTTTTTCATTTTTACATTCTCTAAAAAGAAGTAATCGGGTTTTAAAAACTTTTTTGCTTTTACAAACTCCCAAAACAAACCGCTTTTACCATCAAAACCACTACCATCACCAGCAATGCTAAAACTTTGGCAAGGACTTCCTCCTATTAAAACATTTGTCTTTGGCAAAACACTCAAGTCAGCATCTATAACGCTTCCCATTTGTTTTGTGTTAGGGTAGTTTGTTTGTGTTAATTTTATAGCGTGTGGTTTTATTTCGTAAGCAAAGTAATTATCAACTTTAAACCCTAAAGAATCTAAAGCTACTTGCCCACAACTTCCTCCATCAAAATAACTTACTACGTTCATAATCTGTATGTATTTGCCCTCGTACCTCACGCACGGCTTTTTAAAAAGTAGGTAACAACGTGTAAAATTCATTGC